ACGAAGCTGTTCCTCCAAGAGCATGAGCATCCCCTCGCGAAGCTCGTCGTCGAGGCTCGGAACCTGAACAAGACATCCGGCACTTTCATCAATTCCATCATGAAACACTGCCACAGTGACGGCAGAATACACGCTCATATCAACCAAATCCGTTCTGATGATGGGGGCACGGTCAGTGGGCGGTTCTCTATGTCCAACCCTAACCTGCAACAAATCCCGGCCCGCGATCCTGAAATCGGGCCACTGATCCGTAGTCTGTTCTTGCCAGAAGAAGGCGAGCAATGGGCTGCCATTGACTTCTCGCAACAAGAACCGCGCATCTTGACCCATTATGCGCATGTATACGGTAAAATGCGAGGATTGCCGCTGGAAGGTGCCCAAGAGTTTGTGGACCGTTACAACAACGATCCAAGCACCGACTTCCACACCATGGTGGCCGAGATGGCAAACATCCCGCGTAAGCAGGCAAAGACCATCAACCTCGGCATGATGTACGGCATGGGCGTAAACAAACTGTCCGAACAGCTCGACATTTCCGTCGAGGAAGCCAAAGCAATCATTAAGCAGTACCACACACGCGTTCCGTTCGTGAAAGGGCTGATGAATGGCGTCACCAACCGTCTAAACGAGAAATCTTCGGGCGGATCACTGCGCTCGATCCTTGGACGCAAGTGCCGCTTTGACCTGTGGGAGCCAGATACGTTCGAGATGAACAAGGCGCTGCCATATCGTGAGGCTGTGGACACTTACGGGGCCACGACACGTCTCAAGCGGGCTTACACCTACAAGGCGCTGAACAGGCTAATTCAAGCCTCTGCGGCGGACATGACAAAGAAAGCCATGGTCGACATCTACAAGACAGGACGTCTTCCGATGATCCAAATCCATGACGAAATCGCCATGTCGGTTAAAAATGTTGACGAAGCCAATGAAATCGCTAAGATTATGGTCGATGCTGTTCCGCTCGAAGTGCCCAGCAAGTGCGACGTTGAGATAGGTCCGTCGTGGGGCGAAGCGAAATAGCTATCCATACTGCTCATGGACCGCCACCCATCGGTCCGCCTCAAACTGACCCCGCTTCGGCGGGGTTTTTCTTGCATTCTTGCATATTCTCTTATAATATCGTAGATATGCCGGGGTACTGGAGTAGAATTTATGGATACAACACGCTGGAAAAGCATCCTCGTACCGCGAGAGGTGTATGAAGAAATTAAAGAGCTGTCAAAAAACGAGGGTCGCACCATCGGTGGTCAACTGCGCCTTGTTTTTGATTGGTATAAAGAACAACACGGTGGTGAGGCGGTAAATGAGCGACTGGAACAGCGACGCGGGTGAGGTTCACAAGCGTCTAATCAAGAACCACTGTCCCAAATGCGACCTTCCGTTGCAACTCATTGAAATCACTGAAGAAAAGATCAAACGTTTCTGCTCGACGTGCAGGTTGACTATCCAAGACAGCCGCGACAGTGCAGAAATACCGCCCGATATATGCGATCAAGTATTGCATATCGCATACGAGCTGGGGTATAGTTCTCTCGTGACCTCATGGTCGCACTCCGTAGAAGAGACCCGCCCCCAGTTCGGTTGCCCCCGGCTGGGGGCATTTCGTTCAGGAGAGAAAAATGGAAAACCAAAAGCAATTCGTCGACGGCCTCTTGGCCAAAAAGCCACGGGACACGGCTCCCGATTGGATTAAGTGCAATATCAGTATCAAGCGCGAAGAACTCGCAGCGTGGCTCGCAAGCCAGACTGACGAATGGATCAACGTGCAAGTTTGCGAAAGCCGCAATGGAAAATGGTATGCAGAGGTGGATACGTGGAAACCGAAAAGCGAATGAGTGAAATGCGCTGGGGCGAAGCAGTCGCCGTCATTAACCGAACAATAAATGAACACCTGACGGCAATCGAAAAAGATGATACGTTGGAACCAGAGGCGAAAAAGTTGAAGGTCAATGAAATTGAAAAGTCATGGCAACGCATCCTTATCGGATGAAGACGCCGAGCAAGCAAAAGAAGACTTCGCAGCGCAGGGCCTGTACACCGGGCCCGCCATCGGCGGAGCCCTGACACAAATTATCGCCAACCTGCTCGAAATATCACCTGATAAAGAATCCGCGATGCAAATGCTCTCAGCTTGCATCCATAATGCGTCCGTCAACGTGGCGGATAAGAAAGCAACGCACTACGCCGGACATGAAATCCATTGACAAGATCGCATAGGTTCGCATACACTCCGTAATGCTACAACTATGGAGATGCACCTATGAAAGACCTTATCACTATCGACGAAGTCTGCGAGATTGCAAAAGTATCGAAGCCGACTGTCTATCGTCGCGTCAAGCAGGGCACATTCCCGAAACCTAAGAAAGTGCCGTCGACCGCGGCCCGCGGACCAAAGAAGGTAAACCGTTGGGAGCGTGGCGAAGTCATGGGCTGGTTGCTCAAAGGCAACGACCCGAAATGGCTTAAACAACCCGTCAAAGACATCAAAGAATCGTGCGCCAAACTCGATAAAGCGCCCGTCACAAACAAAGAACTGGCCAAGGAACTCGAACCGGGGCTCAACGCCCTGTTCGGTAAAGAAGCCTTGCAGCCTGATGATGCCGCCCGTTTAGCCGAAGGCGCGACCGATCTATACGACTTCGAGCCCGTCGAGGAACCATCCAAAACAAAACGCTATATAGCTCAAGCCTTTATAGCAGCCTTGTTGGCTGGCATCGCCGTCATGTTGTTTACATGAAGGAAGACCTCAAAGAAAAATGGTGGGCGTGGCATAAACAAAACCCAGAGTTCTACAAACTCTTCGAACGCTTCACCTTCCAAGCTATCGAGCGAGGACACTCTCGCTTGTCCGCTTGGCTAATCGTTAATCGCATCCGGTGGGAGACCATGATCGTCACCACCGGAGACGACTACAAAATCAGCAATGACTACATCGCGCTCTACGCTCGGCTCTTCATGCACTACCACCCACAGTACAAAGGGTTCTTCCGCACGAAGCCAATGACCCGAGCAACGTTCGTCGATGAAGAAACCGAAAAGAAAATAGGCGAAAGCCTTACCGAACAGTATGAGGACGAAAAATGAAAGCACTCACAGTAAACATGCACCCAGCATCAGGACAAAACCAACCGCTGGTCTATCGAGACGTCAAAACATGGGCTTGGGACGATAAATACGTCCACATCATCCTCGAAGACGATGACGCAACCATCTGCCTCAACTCCACATATGTCATCGGCGTAGTCTGGAAAGACGAACTCGAACCAGAACAACCCGAGCTATGGGACATCGATGACGAGGAAGGTGATGACGATGTATAAAACCAAACAGGAAAGAATTGCCCGTGCAAGAAGCGAAGCTCTGCGATTTATCGAACGGTGCGACGAATTGATCGAACGACATGACAAAGACGAACATTTTCGCAGGTATATGGAGATCACCGGGTTCAAGGAAACTGCCGCCGTAAAACGCGCGTCGCTCGATCTGTCCCGCGCTTTGTCGGAAATGCGAAAATGACAGCACCAATGCACAAACACCGACCACGCGCTAACGACACTTCCCTCAAAATGCGCATCGCATCGTCCGAAAACCTTAGAACACGACAAGCAGGCGGAATAAAAATCACAATGCCAAAAGCACCGTGGGAGGAAGCCAATGGATCGGAAAGAAATGGAAAAAATCCTGCTCTTCGAAAACATCAAACCACCACCAACAGGCAAAAATAAAACAACCTGCCCGCAATGCTCCGAAACACGAGCCAAAAAACACAGACCGTGCCTGCTCGTAAAAACAGAAAAATCCAAACTCCGCGTCTACTGCTTCAATTGCGGATGGTCCAAAAAACTAACATGAAAGAAACAAACAATGACCCAAACACTGTCCGCCGTCGGAATAATCCTAATCTTCGCAATCGCAGCATACGCCATGCTTAACGACCCAGATGAATAATCCACCACCACACATCGAAGCCGAGCTGCAAAAACTCGGCGTCATGCCACAAAAACCTAAGAACCCTACCTCTTCCTCAAAACCCGCGGATCACAAACCAACACCGTGGAAACCCGAGTATGCGGGGCAAGAGCCGCCTTTCTAAACAACTTGCCTTCCGTGTAAAAATAAAATAATATTTTATTAAATTATAATCCTGCACGGAGGCTCTCCCCATGATCGATACCATCGACTACATCACTTCCATCCAATTGCAACTGACCGCAGAAATCGCACGAGAAGTCGAACACGGCGCAACACAACGCGACGTATTCGAAGCAGTCGCACATACCCTCACTGACGTCATGCACACACCAACCTCCCCGTCTTGGGTCGCTACGTTCGCTAGAAGCCAACCACGGAACTTGGCCCACGGATCAATCGCCAGAATACAAAGCCTCAAAAAAATGCTCGACGACAACATGAGCGTCTGGAGCGCACAATGAACCGCGGACCACGGGTCTTGTTAGAAACACGCTTTCTTATATATAGAACCTCAAATCCAAACCGAAGGTGAAAGTGAATATGCCCGTAACCGGCGTAACCGTGTAACTTTGGACAAAAAGTCTTTTATATATATAGACTTACAAGTTTCATAAACAGAAAAAATAAAATGTAACGAAACCAGAGTTTGTGTAACCAGCAAGGGGCAAGACTGCGTTAAGGGGGTCGTGGGAAAATTTTTTCGAATTTTTTTTCTGGCTCTATATAAACAAAGGGGCTAATTTAAGCTAAACTACCTCTAATTAACTGGAGAATGCCATGGCTCGAAGAAGACAAGGGGACACCGCAAAATCCACACCTGTGGCCCCTGTAAGAAAACGCGGAAGACCACGGGCTACCAAGGCCCAACCTTTGACACGCAAGCAAGAGCTGTTTGTAAAAGAGCTTGTCTCGAAAGACGGACAGATCACAATGAGGGAAGCGGCCATAAATGCAGGCTATCCCGCAAGCTCTGCCCATAGTCGGGCCTATGAGCTAACCAATCCACACATAAGCCCGCATGTTGTTGCAGCCATCCAAGCTTATCGCGCCGAACTGGACGAAAAGTATGGCGTGACCTACCAACGACACCTGCGAGATTTGCAGACCATCCGTGATATGGCTTTGCAGAACGGCGCATATTCGGCAGCAGTCCAAGCTGAGTATCGACGGGGGCAAGCGCAGGGCGACATCTATGTAAGCAAATCAGAAATCCGCCACGGCAGCATCGACAGCATGAGCAAGGAAGATGTGCTGAAGGCCCTTGAAGAGATAAAAAACCAATATGCCCCGATCACTATCGACGTTACTCCCGAAGGACAAAACAATTCCCAGAACCGCGACAAAGCGCGAGTCAGACTTTTGGCAAATGATGAAGCGGGGGCTGACGAAGAGTTCGCGGAAGATTATAGCGACGAGGCTTGAAACGTGGGCGATGCCCGGGGTGCCTGACGTCTTGCTTTGTGACGAAGACGGAGACTTTCATTTTGTTGAGCTGAAGGCGACGGGGGGCAAAGCCGTCGAGCTGCGTCCCCACCAAGTCGCTTGGCTTTCAAACCATGCTCATGCCAGTGCGTGGGTTTTGGTGCTGAAAAAGAAAACAAAAACTATGCCGCAGCGTGTGTTTTTGTATCCGGGCAGCGCCGCAATGGACCTGAAGTTGGCAGGCATGGAGGTCGAGCCGCTGTTCGAGTGTGAAGGCGATCCCGACTGGGAAACAATTTTTGGCTTGATAAGTCCCAGATAATCGCATAACATCCCATAGTCTCTTTTAACTTACGGAGGATATGAGATGCTTAAACAACTGATGAAAACGGAAATCGACGGGGCAGCGTCGGTTGAGCTGTTCCAAACTTCTTTTGGCTATGCCGTTCGATACGGGCTGGAGGTCAACTCAAACCTGCGCAAGCAAGATGCGTTTGACATCTATGCCGCGTCCGTTCGCCACGCCATGGCATGTGCCGGTCTTGAACTGGAGGCCGCGTGATGGATCAGAAATACGACGAACGCCACGGCGGCCCGTTTGAGCGGGGCGGCGCAGACTTTTGGTATGGCCGTGGATATACGCCGCACTATTACAAAGGCGGCAGTTATACGAGCGACCGTGTCGACATGCGCGACATGACCAAAGACGAGATTGCGGCCTATCGTGCGGGATATGAGCAAGCCGAAGAGCGCGGGGATCAAAAAGACTGGGGGGACGACGGATGATGGAAAGGTATTACAGAGACGAGAATTTGAACTTGTATAAAATTCTCACAGAGACCCCAGACTTTTACATTTGCGAAGGATTGAAGGGGCCTTTTTGCGGGAGAATTGTGAACTTTCATAAACGAACCGGAAAACGGCAAGGGTGACGACGGATGATGATAATTGCAAAGCTTTGGGCATATCTGAAACATGGCCCCGAAAAGGTCCGCGAATGGGAAGAGAAACAAAAGCGGGGGCGACCGATGAAACGACCGCAGCAGCGCATCCGCAAAAGGCGAAGATAACTTTTGAAAAAATTGCCCGCTTGACTGCGGGCTTTTTTATGTCGTATAGTATGCGATATGTCTTATACCTACGGAGGGCAAACCATGTTAAAGACTGTAGAAATTAGTCGGGCCAAAAAAACCAAAGGCATCGCGGTAACTTATCGGGCGGGCAGTGGCGAGAAATACGCAACTTGCCCAAGCGATTGCAAAATGAATTGCAGTGGTAAAGGCGCGGCCGAAATAGATTGGGAATATTTTGACGCGTTGTTGGATGCTGTACCACCCAAGGGCGTCTCGTTTACCTACACGCATTTTCATTGGAACCAGTGGTTTCGAAATCACTGGGAGGGCAAGACGGTTATAAACTATTCAACGGAATATTTAGAAAACGCCAACATTGCGGCGGATTATGTTCCGACGGTGGTGGTCGTGCCCGAAACATTTTGGCACGGTCGCAAGACGGCAGCACCCCACGGAAAAACCATTGTAAGATGCCCCGCAGAATATCGCGACATATCTTGCGCCCAGTGTGGAAACGGCGATCCACTTTGTGCGCGTCGGGATCGTGATTACATCATCGGATTTACAGCGCATGGGCCGAGCAAGAAAAAGGCAGCCGATCCGACGCAGCGCGGGGGATGCTATGGCGACGCGGGCAACTGTCGTATTTGGTGGGATGACACCGCGAACGGGGAACAAGAGGAAACCGACGCGGAAAAGGTCCGCCGCTTTGCTAAATCACTGCCGCCGCGGTCGATCATCCGCCACCATGTTGCGGGCGATATCGGGGCCGAATAACTTTTGAAAAAATAAGCTTGCACCCTATGCGAGTTTATGCAACATTATAAGGGCAGCTCGGGCAAAGGGCTGTCCTTTTAACTTTTACGGAGTAGAAAATCATGACTTACACAACCAACGCTTTCGCGCATGGCATCGGCAACAGTGCAGTTTCGTCGCAGTGGTTTAG